ATCGATGAGGCTGATAACACAGGAAACGACGTACAACTCCTACTACGGGCGAATATTGAGGCATTTTATAACAACTGCCGATTCATCTTCACCTGCAACTACAAGAACAAGATTATTGAACCTCTTCACTCCCGATGTGCAGTCATTGACTTCACAATCAAAGGGAAGCAAAGAGTTCAACTTGCAGGTAGTTTCTTTCAACGACTTCAATCGATCTTGGATCGGGAAAACATTGAGTATGATGAAAAAGTCGTTGCGGAACTTGTTACAAAACATTTCCCAGACTTCCGTAGAGTCCTAAATGAAATTCAAAGGTATTCTACTGGAGGAAAAATTGATTCTGGTATTCTTGCATCTTTCTCTGATGTTTCCGTAAATGAACTTATTAAAAATCTCAAGGATAAAAACTTTACTGAAGTCCGAAAGTGGGTGGTCTCCAACTTGGACAACGATGCTAATAGTCTACTTCGCAGGATTTACGACGCCTCTTTTGATTGCCTTTCACCGCAATCTATCCCTGCTGCCGTTCTTATTATTGCTAAGTATCAATACCAATGTGCGTTCGTGGCTGACCAAGAAGTGAATCTTCTTGCTGCTCTTACTGAAATTATGTGTGAGTGTGAGTTTAGATGATTAAACTATTGGAAAATCCAAAAACAAATTCTTATAAAATATTAAAAAACATTATTTTAGGTCGGGAATTTCCTTGGTTTTTTAATTCCAATTCCACCGAAAGTGTACCTTATGATGAAAAAATACATTCAAATTTTTCATTTTATAGTCATGGAATTTTAATTAAACCTGGATTTAATGAAATATATTATCCTAAAGTTAATTCTGGGTATATTGATCTATGCAATCAAATATTTTTGGATATAACTTCAAAAAATAATATTAATCCTATGGTTATCTATAGGATTAATGTAAATGCAGTTCATCCATCGGAAACATTAAAATACAGCGTTCCTCATGTTGATCATGATTTTCCACACAAAAATATGTTAATCTATCTAACAAATCCAAATGGTGGAGAAATTATATGCGAAGGTGAATCAATTCTGCCAAATGAAGATGATGTTGTAATTTTAGAAGGTGAGCACTACATTAAATCACCTTCTCATGGAAGAAGGATTGTGCTAGTATATACTTTTTTAGGTGAATTTGATGAATGATTTTTATCAGTTTAATTAATAGTTTATTCATATATTAATATAATTGTAATGAAACAAAAAACTTTTCCTCTTAAAACATGTTTGAGATATCCAGGTGGAAAATCTAAAGCAACTAAGACTCTTGCCCCATGGTATCCTGAAAATTTCAAAGAATATAGAGAACCCTTTATTGGTGGTGGTTCCGTTGCATTTTATACTACACAAGCATATCCAGATGTTCCAATTTGGATAAATGATCTTTATGTCCCTCTCTATAATTTTTGGGTTCAACTTCGAGATAATGGTGATGAACTTTCTGAAAGGTTAAAGGAAATTAAAACAAAGGCATCTGATTATGGAACTCAGGATGAAAAGGATTCTGCTCATAAAGAATTATTCAACCAAACTAGAATAGATATTAATAGTCAAGATGGATTGGAAAGAGCTGCTAGTTTTTTTGTTCTGAACAAGTGCAGTTTTTCTGGTCTAACGGAAAATAGTACTTTTTCAGTTACTGCATCTCGTTCTAATTTTTCTTTTGTTGGTATTGAGAAATTAAAAGAGTATTCTAAATTGATGAAAAATTGGAAAATTACTAACATTGATTATTCTGAGGTTATGAATATTCCTGGAGAAGATGTATTTGTTTTTCTCGATCCACCTTACGATATTAAGGATTTTCTATATGGAAAAGATCGTGAGATGCACAAGTCATTTGATCATGACGTGTTTGCCGAGAATGTTTATAAATGTCCACATAAGTTTATGATTACATATAATGTCAATGATAGACTTTTGGAACTTTATAAAAATTATGAATTAACTTATTGGAAACTTCGTTATTCAATGGCACATCGCGGCGATAAAGGAACTGATGAAAATGTGAAAACTGAATTGCTTGTTACAAATTATCCTATTGTAAAAAGCAATCCTTTGGAGAGTATTCTTTATGCCTGAACTTAAAGATTGGTTGAATTCTATTAATTTTACTAAGGAAGATCTTTCTGAGGAAGTAAACTCATATCCACCATTCATCGTCAATCGTTGTTTATCTGGTCACATTGATTGTGTTCTTTTTGCAAATGAAATGAATATGAATTCTCACTTACAAAAAGATATGCAATATTCTTTCTATCTAAATAGTCTTAGGAAACGGAAGAGATTTTCTCCCTGGCTCCGTAAAGATAAAGTCAAAGATTTAGAATGCGTTAAGCAATACTATGGTTATAGTAATGAAAAGGCATCCCAAGCTTTGAAGATTCTAAATAAAGAACAACTTAATTTTATTAAACAACGACTTGAAACTGGCGGAACGAAATGACTAACCAAACAATTGAACCACAAGTAAACTGGTCTCCCGATATGATGGTGGAGGTCGTTTTGAATGAACCTGATGACTTTTTGAAAGTTCGTGAAACTTTGACACGCATTGGAGTTGCTTCTAGAAAGGAGAAGAAACTCTATCAATCTTGCCATATTCTTCACAAGCAAGGTAGATATTATCTTGTTCATTTTAAGGAACTGTTTGCTCTTGATGGTAAACATGCCAATTTGACTGTAAATGATGTTCAGAGAAGAAATCGCATTGCCAGACTTCTTGCTGATTGGGGTCTTATTACTATTACGAAAGAAGATTCTATTGCAGATATTGCACCACTAAACCAGATTAAAGTTCTGGCATACAAAGATAAAAACGATTGGATTCTTGAGCAAAAATATAATATTGGGAAAAAAGGAAAAGTTCAGGAAACCGAATGATTTTATAGGGAGTTCACTACTCCCTTTTTTTGTATTTGTCTTATAATTAGTAGTGGATGCCGAAAGGGTCCACAAAACACAAACTCGCTTTAAAAGGAGCTACAATAATGAATAACCTCACAAGGTATACAACTGAGGATCTACCTACGCTTATTGATAAGATCACTCGCAACAGTATTGGGATGGATGAGTATCTTGATAAAATCTTTAATATTCACGAAACTACATCAAATTATCCACCATACAATCTTGTTCAGATAAGTAATGTAGAATCTCATTTAGAAATTGCTTTAGCGGGATTTAAAAAGGAGGAAGTTCATGCGTACACAGAGTATGGAAAACTTTTTGTCGAAGGACAAAAATCCGATTCAGAATCGGATAGGACGTTTATCCACAAGGGCTTGGCTCAAAGAAGTTTCAAACGAGCATGGACTTTATCAGACGATACCGAAGTATCAAAAGTCACTTTCGAAGACGGACTCCTCAGAATTGAATTGAAAAAAATTGTTCCGGAGCATTATCAACGTAAGAATTATCTCTAAATAAAAATAAAAAATGAAATCATTCGACGAGTTTAAAAAAATTGCATATAAAAATGCAGTTCCACATACTGTCTACTCTCAAGGAAAGGAAAAAAAAATTCCTAAAGGAAAGGCAATTTCAGTGAGAAGTCGTTCAAGTGCTGGCGGTAATGGTGACGGTGGTAATGGTGACGGTGGTGGAGGAGATGGGGGAGAATAAATAGTTTTGAATATCGTCGGCGCAGAGGGGATACTGGCAAAATCCAGTTGACTCCCCTCTTTTTTCTTGGTAGAATACCTAAAGATAATGGAGTATCATGACAGTAAAACTTGCTATCTTGAAGTCGGGAGAAGATGTGATTGCAGACGTTCAGGAAATGATTTATCAAGAGAAGGTAGTTGGGTATATCTTTAACAAACCTTGCAATGTTCAAATGAGAACTACAGAAGAAAATGGAGATAAATCATTTCAGATTAGTTTGTTTCCATGGATTCCTCTAACAAAAACTACTAAAGTTCCTGTCCCCCCCGATTGGGTTATTACACTCGTAGAACCAATTGAAAGTCTTGAAAAAATGTATGAAAAGGATGTTTTAAAAAATGAAAAAACTTCTAGTATTAGTGAACAATCAAATTCTGATATCGGAGATTGAAGAAGTTGGTGCGGATATTGGAGAACCTGATTGCAAGTTAATCAATCCATATCTACTAAACGTTGATGAAGAAACACTTTCTCCTTGGTTAGTTAGTGTTACGATGCAAAATACTTTTATGATTCAATCTGATAAGATTATCACAATTACAGATCCAAAACCAACACTTCTTGAAAAGTACGAAACCCTGACTAAATGAGATTTTATACCAATGTGCAAATGATCGGGAATCAGTTTCTCGTTCGTGGTTATGAAAATGGTAAGCATGTTATGTACAAAGAAGAGTATTCTCCTACTCTATTTGTACCTTCTAAAAAAGAATCAAAATATAAAACGCTTGAGGGTGAAAATGTCGAACCCATTCGTCCAGGACTGGTAAGAGATTGTAGAGAATTTTATAAAAAGTATGAAAATGTAGATGGATTTAAGATCTATGGAAACGATAGGTATGTTTCTCAGTATATTTCGGACAAGTATCCTGAAGATGAAATCAAGTTTGACATTACTAAAATTAAACTCGTAACCATTGACATTGAGGTTGCATCTGAGAATGGATTTCCAGATACTGAATCTGCGTCGGAAGAAATTCTTGCAATCACAATCCAAGATTATTCTACTAAGAATATTATTACATGGGGAATTCGTCCATTTAACAATAAACAATCCAATGTAAAGTATATTGAATGTGGGACAGAACAACTTCTCCTGCAAAGATTTATTGATTATTGGGATGCAAATATTCCAGAAGTTATCACTGGATGGAATATCCAATTTTACGACATCCCATATATTTGTCGTCGTTTGAATAGAGTTCTCAACGAAAAGCAAATGAAGCGTTTTTCTCCTTGGGGACTTGTGACGGAAAATGAAATTTTTGTGAATGGTCGTAAACAAATTTACTATGATACTGGTGGAATAACCCAGTTGGATTATCTTGATCTTTATAAAAAGTTTACTTATAAAGCACAGGAATCATACCGTCTGGATCATATTGCTGAAGTTGAATTGGGTCAAAAGAAACTTGACCACAGTGAATTTGACACTTTTAAAGAGTTTTATACTAAAGATTGGCAGAAATTTGTAGAATACAACATCGTTGACGTAGAACTTGTTGACCGATTGGAAGACAAGATGAAACTCATTGAACTTGCTATTACTATGGCATATGATGCCAAAGTGAATTATGCAGATGTTTTTTATCAAGTAAGAATGTGGGATAATATTATCTACACTTATCTAAAAAAGAGAAATATTGTAATTCCTCCAAAGGAAAGAAGTGCGAAAGATGAGAAATATGCAGGTGCTTATGTAAAAGAACCTGTTCCTGGAGTTTATGATTGGGTAGTTAATTTTGACCTTAATTCTCTATATCCTCACTTGATCATGATGTATAATATTTCTCCAGAAACTCTTCTGGAAGATAAACATCCTACAATATCTGTAGATAAAATTCTTAACAAAGAGATAAGTTTTGAACTTTATAAGGATAGTGCTGTATGTGCTAATGGAGCAATGTATCGAAAAGATTTTCGTGGAATGCTTCCAGAACTTATGGAGAAAATGTATAATGAACGAGTTATCTTCAAAAAGAAGATGATTGAAGCAAAAAAAGAATATGAGAAAACAAAGAATAAAGAACTTTTGAAAGAGATTGCTAGATGCAATAATATTCAAATGGCAAAAAAGATTTCTCTTAACTCTGCTTATGGTGCCATCGGCAATCAGTATTTCCGTTATTATAAACTAGCAAATGCTGAGGCAATTACTCTTTCTGGTCAGGTTGCTATCCGTTGGATTGAGGGGAAGATGAATTCTTATCTCAATAAAATTCTAAAGACAGAAGGAGAAGATTATGTTATTGCTTCGGATACTGATTCCATTTATCTTAATATGGGTCCTCTGGTTGAACGTGTATTCAAAGGAAGAGAGAAAACTACTGAAGGCGTTGTTTCGTTCCTTGATAAGATCTGTCAAATGGAACTTGAGAAGTATATTGAAAGTTCTTACCAAGAACTGGCTGACTATGTAAATGCATATGATCAGAAAATGTTCATGAAACGTGAAAATATTGCGGATCGTGGAATCTGGACTGCTAAGAAAAGATACATTCTCAATGTGTGGGATAGTGAAGGCGTTCGATATACAGAACCAAAACTCAAGATCATGGGAATTGAAGCAATTAAATCTTCAACTCCAGCACCATGTCGTAAGATGATTAAAGATGCACTTAAGATTGTTATGACTGGAAGTGAAGATGATGTAATTGATTTTATTGAAAAGAGTAGAATCGAGTTTAGAAAATTGCCACCAGAGCAAGTTGCATTTCCAAGATCCGCATCGGATGTTCAAAAATATTCATCTAGTTCCAATATCTATGCTCCAAAAACTCCCATTCATGTTAGAGGTTCATTGCTATTCAACTATTATATTAAGAAGGCAAATTTGACAAATAAATATTCACTTATTCAGAATGGTGAAAAGGTTAAGTTTATCTTTTTGAAAA